AGGTACAAGGCTCGGAAGAATGGAGAGATCCCGCAGGTGCAATACCTGCCGATCAATCAGGCTCTGGAGGTACTGCGATGATCGCAACGAAACAGATCAATCTCTTCGGGGCCGTCATCGAGGGGCACCCCGCACCTGTAGCTGATGGGAATGCTCAACAATTCCCCTCAGCAAAGAAACCGGTCAGAATCCGCTTCATGAGAAGCAACTATGGCAACGAGCATCTGTATTTCTGGTGTCAGGGGTATCGCCCGTATGGAGGAAATCCCGAATATCCTGAGGATCGTAAGTATCGGTGCGATTCCGAAATGTGCGATGGATGTTTCAAGATCGTTGATGGGGTACCGTTTCAGGCACAATTCAGTTGCAGTCGTGATGATCACGGGTCTGAAAATCACGTTTATCAATCGCTTTTCAACCAAAACCCCCTCGATCATGTGGATAAGTACGAGCGCAAACAGATCGCAGCCGGGCTAAAACTGCTTTGGAGAATCAGATGACCGGCACCTGTGCATCATGCGGCTTCCCGCTATCGGATGCCCCGCCAGCGCACCAGACAAGCAACCATCCCGATCATCTCGGCCGGTACTATCAGGTCTGCGATCGCTGCTGGCACAACCCGGCGCTGTTCTTCCTGCCCCGGGAGATCGAGATCCACGGATCGGATCTTGCCGTTGCGGAATCGATGTGGAGGAAGTATCACAGAATACCCGAAGGGCAGGTTACGCTGTTCTCGGTGGTGCCGGAAGTGGTCCGGGCGAGGATTGTGGAAGAAGGAGGGAAATCATGTTCATGAAGGCAAGATATCGACGCATGGGAACCAAACCAGACGGATGCCCCGTTATCGACATTCAGGGGGTGGTGCAGGGTACGACTATCGGGATATGTCCCGGATCCGCCTACGCTCTCCGGGATGCCCTGAGTGCAGCACTGGAGGACTATGAGAACGACTGCGAAGGCACCGGTAAGAAAACATGGAAACACCGGGAATCCCCGAATCACAGTTCGGGATCGACAACCGAATGCCCACGGTGCGGCGGGCGCGGTCATGTGGGGCCGATGTGATGACTCCACACATCCCCAACCCCAACCGATTAGAGGAGCATGTCGCCAACCTCCTGATCTCGTGCAATCTCGCCGATCAGAAACACGCCAATCGTGGGCACTATCTCACGCACGTGTACGGGTATGAGCCGATCTTCAAGTGCGGGATCTGCCATGAGATGAAAAAACGCGGAGTGCTTGCCAGGACTCGGGAAAAGGACAACACAAAGAAAGTATCGCACTGGTCGTACTTCATCTGCCATGAGTGCATGGAAAAGGCAAAGCAAGGGAGAGATTCACCGTGAGGATCAACCCGACGCACGAAAACACCTGTACCAATAGGATCGGCATGTATCGCGCCAACCAGTGCACGGACGGACCGCACGTATGCCCGTTTCTCTCTGAATGCGAAACTCATTATGATGAGGAGACCGGCGACTGGGACTATCAAAATCCGTTAGATCACACGGTTGTACCAACGATAAAAAAGAGCAAGTACGCAAAAAGCAGGAAAGGAGCCGGATCTCCCGGTCGTACTGAAAATAGACAACGGAGATATCGTGTAGAAAAGGGATTGGAGAAACCCTTTGAGATCACGACATCGATCGATGAGGCATTGAAGGCGGCTGGATTACGATGACCGGCAAATGTGCCTGCCCTCAATTATTGCGGGTAAAAACCAGAAGGCAGATTATCGCAGGGTACCGGAGAAAGCCAGCATGGAAGGCAATGCTGCGGGATCATGCGCATATCCCTGAAGCGGAATGCACCATCTGCCATCGGAAGCACGGGCAGGAGTACGAGAAAGATAACGGGTCAATTACGATTATCCGGCTCACCATCAATCATACGGATCGCCGGTGTTACATCAGCGAAGAGGCCCATAACACATGGGATCCGTCCAGGATGCGGGTTGAATGCACAACCTGTAACTGGATGTACGAAAAGGGTATGATCCCCTGCCCAAAGTGTCTAAAGAAGGGCCGTGTCCATTACATCAGATGGGACGAGAGCGAGTGCTGGTCCTGTTGGGTAGAGGAGCACCCGGAAGAGTTCAGGAAAATAAAAGAGCGGAAAGAAAACGCAGAATCGACCCGCCAAACCCTCAATAAAGAACGGGCTGCAAAGCGCCGCAAAGAAAAGGTATCTCACCCGTGCACCCATCACCGGATCGGCGGATGGTGCGGTCTCTCGGCACTCCATTCACGATGTCAGTATGCAAAAACGAAGGCGTCCAGGGATTGCCCGGATTTCGTAGCTAAAAAGAGGATGGTGAAGAAATGAAAATTTGGAGAGAGCAGATACTTATGGATATTGAAGGGGGCAGATCACTCGTGCTCAACACCATGTACGGGCATTCGGGGTGGGTGAAACAATCCGCGATTCTTCATTATTTGTGGGATTCATTCGGTTACATGATGTCGCCAACGTATCCAAACATGGGTGCGATTCACATGCACGGAGAATGGATTGATGAGGATTCGCCATGACCCCCATTGCATACGCAGGTACCGTGCTCGCTCTGCTGGTGATCATGTACACTGTGATCTGGTGGCGGGCCGGGCTGCTTGGGGAGATGTGGGAGGAGATCCGATCGTGAATCCAGAAGAGCGCAAACTCTATGATCGGCTTGCAAAATTGCAAGGGACTCTGTTCAAAATAATCGGAAATATCGAGAGCGTGAAGATCGCTCTTGCAAGTGGGGCGAAGATATGATCCCATTTCCTGAAAAGAAGTATCAGATAATCTATGCCGATCCGTGCTGGCAATACGATGATAAATCTTTATCTCATGGGGGTGGGGCGGAATCACATTACTCGTGCTTATCAATAGAAGAAATGTGCGAAATTCCGGTGCAATCCATCGCAGAAAATAATTCAATCCTTCTGATTTGGGTTACGTTTCCAATGCTGGAAGAATCATTCAAACTAATCAAGGCATGGGGATTTGTTTTTAAGACTGTTGCGTTCACATGGGTTAAAACGAACGGGGATGGTACCATCTATATGGGTATGGGGAGATACACCCGTGCCAACGCGGAAATTTGTTTGCTTTGTAAACGCGGAACCGGTTTAAAACGGTTAGATGCCAGTATAAAACAGGTCGTCCTCTCTAAACGATTGAAGCATTCACAAAAACCAAAAATATTTAGAAAATGCATATCCGATCTTTTTGGGTCGGAACGATCAAAGATCGAACTATTCTCAAGAGATAAAATAGAGGGGTGGGATTGTTGGGGCAATCAGATCCCAGACAGCGAGCAACGCCTTTTGAGAACGGATCCGGAACAGCAGGAACAAACAGTAAGGTAAGGTGAAAGGGAACGATGAAATGCAAATGTGAAAACACTGATGTTGTCGCGTGCGTTCGTATCAAAATCAAAGGAGAACTCATGAACCGAAGGGGATTTGACGGATCGTCAGACAAACTGGTGGATATTGAGCCAGGAGATATCGTTCAGATCATCAGGAAACCCGGGAAGGAACAATGACAAAACCGCAAGTATACCGATTAATTTCCGATGAGGAAATCGAGCAAATCCAAAACGGGGATCTCGCAACGCTAAAGGCGGTTCAGCACCGGCCTGACGTGATGGATCTTTTTGAAGGGCGCCTTGAGGGATTGAAGGATCTCCTTGAAACTCCCGAAGATGGAAAAACGATGAGCAATGCCGAACTGCAATATGCCATTGATGAGATCCGGATTATCAGGGATTGCCTGGACGTGAATCTATGAAACAAAAATGCAACGATGCCCCTACTAGCCCGTGTCATTGCGGGAACTGCGGAAATACCGAATGTGACTGGTACGAACAGCGGGAAGATATCAGCCGCGTAAATGATCGTGGCGTCGATCATTTCTCAATGCGGCTTGCGACGGAAATGACCGGCTGCAGGTGCTTCAGGAAGGTGCACGAGTGACCGGCGAATCTCCCATTCCCGTGCCCGATTCGGCAACAACGACGACAATAACTTACGATGAGTCCTATGAACTTATGCCGGTGCTGAAATCCGGCTATGTGATCATGGGATTTACCATGATCGGGTTATCATTTGGCGCTTTGTACGGTGCTGCGTGGGCGTTCACAATAATGGGCCTCGGATACTTATTCCTGTTCGCGGTCAGTAATCAGACGAATATAACTCGTGGGAATAACCCATGACCGGCGAATCCCGCAAATGTGCGTGTGGTCGTACCTACACGCTCCCGCTGCCGTACGATGCAGCCAACCCGGAGATCCGGGATCTCTGCCCGGATTGCCTGTCACGCGAACAATGGAAGAGGATAAGCATGAAGGAGTGAGAATATGCCAACGAAAGATGAAGTGATAAAAGAGCATGGCAAAGAGATGTGGGATCTGATGTGCAAAACCGGATGGCTTGATGGGATCACCTGCACGATGAACCCTGATGGCACTGTGAACATCCCCCAATCGGATATTGACCGGGCATTACGGGCAGCGAAAGGCGGGTATGTGGGTGATGAGGAGATGGATTGAATGGGGTGCTCAAAACCCAATTATATGGGCTGTCCGAGAGCAAGTATCACGGACCCCTATCAAATGTGCTTCGGATGCCGGTATCACACTTTTGAATGTGATGGAACCACGATGTATTATTGCACGCCAGTGGCTAAATGTATCAATGAGTTTACCACCGATGAACTATTAGTGGAGATCAAAAGGAGGATGGGAACGTGAAAAAGCAAATAACACTTACCCGCGGTGTAAAAATTATCAGATCGTGCGAAGGCTGCCCGATCTATCGATCCAGCGATAACGACGGATGGGAATCTCACGATTGCAATCTTGACGGATGGGGCACTCACACAGATGATTATCCGCCAGCAAAGATTCCCGACACGTGCCCGCTGGAAACTCTCAATCCGGAATACGACATTGATCCTGGTATTGATGCTGCATGGCGCTCCGTCTCCCACTCACTTACGTTTATCCTGATGATGATCGAAGCGGAAGAATATGAACCTATGAGGGAATGCGTATCGATGATTGCAGAGACAAGGTTACGGAAGGCGCTCTGGTGCCTGCTGTGGGAGGATAATTGAGTTTCCATCAACCCCGCGTATGGTTGATTTGCACCGTGTGCGGTAAGCGATTCTCCGAGATCGGGGCACAAGCGCGGAAACGGTTCTCCCGGAAGAACCAGGATCAGTGTTGCAGTACACCGTGCCGCACGTTGTATGTAAGGGGGCAATACACCGCGGAGAGCCGGGCGCTGGCACTTGAGCACAACACGGCGGCAAAGGCACGGATGGAAAAAGACCGCGAGACGAAAGAGAAACATATATAAATGTTCTCTCTTAATTATCATTGTCAAGGTGTCCCGGCACCATCACCGGGTAAGGAAGTTGTACAACTATGATCGACATCCCAACAACTGTAATCGAAAGCCTTTGGGCGCTCGTTATCGCAGTCATCGCAGCGGCGATCGCATATCTTGAAAAAGTGAAGAAGGATAACGCCATTGCCGCGTACGATGTGGCCAGCACTCAGTCCAGCGACCCGGTGATCGTAGCATCGCTCCCGGAGCGCACATGGAAGATGAGCGACAGCACCAAGCGCTGGCTTACTTTCGATGCAACAGAGGCGAACAAGGCGACCATCCTTACTCAGATTGAGGTAGCCGAGAATGCGCACAAGGTTGAATACCAGATCGTATTTGACGGCGGGTACTACGACATCGAATACGGGCTCCTGAAGGGCTCAGCCGGCAACCCGCACGATATCGGATAGACAGATGAACAACCGGGCCCGCGTCCATTCCGGAAGCATGACGCTCTCCCTCATCAGGAGCCGGGCCCATACCTCACATTACGGCGGATCCATCACTGTCGGGTGTGAGGACTGCATGAATCCCTAGGAAACAAATCAACTCCCGCCGGTATGCTACCGTGGAACCTCACAGCACGTTCCACCCGGCCTTCCCCTGTCATGGATCAATGTATCGCTATAAGACCAAATACACCTGGATTCCACGCATGGCATTTGTCACCTTTGCCCTCTCTCATCTCACAGGATTGTGGCGTAAAAATGATCCGTTGTCGCGGATCGCTAAATTCAATATCTCCTGACAGGGACAGTATATTTGCAGCCTTCGTATAACGGTAGTACTTGCACAGCAATGTGATAGGATCCGGTTCAATTCCGGATGGCTGTTTTCATGAAAGCAATTTTCCCAAAAATAAAAGATGGCTTGGTAACGAGTATAAAATTAGCACCGTCAGGAGCGATCAAGTATATCCACATCGAATGTTACGCGGATGAAGTAGATCTCAATGGATTGAACCTTGATAATGCAGCCGAGATCTCTTTGGCGCGGATCATAAAGTGGGAATCATGACCGCAAACTGCCAATCCTGCCGGTATGAAACAACCTGCCCGGGACTATTCAAGCAGAAACAACAGCAGAAGGCACCGAATCTACCGTCATAGATGTAAAATCTATCAATAAAGAACCCCTATAATCAATCTAAAAGCAGATGATTGTAGATAATTAATCTACCTCAATGGAATATTTATAATGTCATCTACTGATAGATGATCATAGATCAACCATCTACCCCAAAATATTCTATATAACTCATATTTTAATATACGATAATAGATAAAATATCTACGCTCAAAGATTCTATATATCAGATATTACAATAAATGGTTGTAGATAAAATATCTATAACAAAAGATTTCGTATATCTCATCTATCATATGGTAACGATAGATGCGGTACCTATCCAAAGAGATTTCCTATATTCAATATTTTTGTATACGGTCATAGATGAAATATCTACTTGGGAAGATTTAATATATCTGATATTGTAATAGATGGTCATAGATGCCCAACCTATCTCAAAAGATTCTGCATATTCGATCTATCGTATGATGATAATAGATGCAGTATCTACCGCCGGAAATTTGGTATAATTGGTCTGTAAAATGGTCGAATTAGATTTAAAATCTACCTTAATAGACGTTAAAACGCCAATGAAGGCAGGCCCAACCCTCAGCGATGCCAAGGGCGCGAAGCGGATCCGGAAACTACAGGACTCGGTGCTGAACTTGCAGATGCAGGTACTAGAGAAACTGGATTGCATCGCAGTAATGGAGCACGAGATTAAGGTAATGCGGGAAAGCAAAGCGGAGTGAGAGGATGCCAAGAGTCTGCACTATCTGCGCACACAAGGATCGAAACAAGATCGATTCAGCCATCGCCGTTGATGGTGCGATATTACGCACAATAGCGCACCAATACGACTTATCAGAAAGTGCATTAAAACGGCATGTAAAGAACAATCACGTTTCTGAACAGATAGCGAAGGCAGAGCACATCAATGAGGTCATCCATGCTGATGGAGTGCTCACCGAAATGGGGAGGATCAAAAAGGAAACGTGGCTTATCCATAAAGAATGCAGAGAACGGAAACGAAAAGACAAAGAGGGCAAGGAGTCAAACGATCCGGACAATGAACTGGCATTAAAGGCACTCGCTCGGCTAGAGAAACAACTGGAGATCGAAAGCAAGGTTTTGGGGGTTGTCAAGGATCCCCCTCAAAATAGCCCCGTAACTGTGAACCTCAATATTGCCGAGGAGGTGAAGAAACTTGTCGGAATCCTGCCCGCTGTTAAAACCTGAACAGGAGCCGATGGTTACCCGATACCTCCAGACTGTGAGGTTTAATAAGTATATCCCGCACGAACCCACAGAAAAGCAGGCGCTCTTTCTCCTGCATGATCATATTCCAGAGATCCTTTACGGCGGATCAGCGGGCGGGGGGAAATCCGATGCCCTCTTAATGGCAGCTCTTCAATATGTCCATGTTCCAGGGTATGCCGCTCTGTTATTGCGTCGTACTTTCCCGGATCTCTCTCTCCCTGAAGCCATCATGAGCCGGTCCTTTGAGTGGCTGCAAAACACCGATGCACACTGGCACGACAAGGAAAAGACCTGGAACTTCCCGAGCGGGGCAACTCTTACCTTTGGATATCTTGATGCACCACGGGATCACTATCGGTATCAAGGATCCGCGTTTCAATATATCGGCTTCGATGAATTGACCCAGTTTAAGGAGAACCAGTACCTTTACCTCCATTCGCGGTTGCGGAGGCTGTCGGGCTCTGATGTTCCGTTAAGGATGCGGGCAGCCAGTAACCCGGGTGATATCGGGCACGAGTGGGTAAAGGCTCGGTTCATCACATCAGCGCAGAACACCGAGAGGATGTTTATCCCGGCATCGCTGGACGATAACCCGCACCTGGACCGGGAATCCTATATTCAATCGTTGATGAAACTAGATCCGATCACCCGGGAGCAGTTATTATCTGGTAACTGGGATGTCCGGCCCGAAGGCGGACTATTTAAACGGGAATGGTTGAAACTCACCGATGCAGTACCCCGAAACATGCCGCTATGCCGGTACTGGGATAAAGCGGCGACGGAAGGTGGGGGGGATTGGACCGCCGGGGCATTGGTTGGCATCGATCACGGCAGGGTCTATGTGCTGGATGTCAAACGCACCCAGAGCCGGCCGGCTGGAGTTGAGGCGCTGATCTATCAGACCGCTCAGCTGGACGGCCCTGAGGTGATGATACGCATGGAGCAGGAGCCCGGCAGCGCAGGAGTGGACGTGATCGACCATTACGCCCGGCAGGTGCTGGTAGGCTATAACTTCAAGGGCATCAAGAGCACGGGCAGCAAAGTGAGCCGGGCAGCGGCATTAAGCACAGCAGCAGAGCAGGGCAATCTATTCATTTTGCACGGGCAGTTTACAGGGGCACTTATGGACGAACTGGCATTATTTCCAACAGAAGGAGCACATGATGATCAGGTCGATGCAGTCAGCGGCGGGTATAACGCCCTGGCATTGCGGGCAAATGGAGGATTCCGGGCAGCCGGGAGAAAGATGGAGAGTAAGACATGACTGACGATAGACGCGAAACAATTGTGGCATGCTATGCCACAGATTGCCGCTATAACCAACCAAACGGCATTGAACCGACATGCAATCTGAAAATCATTGGTATAGGGCTCGGGGGAAAATGCAAGACATTTGAATATCCACCAAACACAAAACCGCAATGCATTACCCCGCTTGTTATCAAGCCCGGGGGAACGGAACCCGGCACAACGAGTATATTGAGGGTACCATGAGAATTGACGTATTAGGTAAGCGGCTCCTCAGCATCAACGAAGGACCGACAGAGGATGTAAAGTCAGTGGCAAAAGCCCGGGACTGGAGGATCGCGGGGCAGGGATCGATGTATATCCCGGATCTCACCCAGGATCCGAACCGGACCTTCAAGAAGATGCGGGATCTCCGGCACATCTACCTTCAGGGGGCGTACATCTCTGAGGGCGTGGACCTTTACCCACTGTACACTATCGGAGCGGGCTACACGCTGGAGATTGACGAGGACAAGAAGAGCAAACCGACGGTATCTGATGATCCCAACGCGAATACCGAGAAAGTATTATCCCCTGCAGAGATTGCCAAAAAGGACGTCGAAGATTTCCTCACCGGCATCAACGTCTATGACATTACATGGCAGATGATGGTTGACGCTATCACGGTCCGGGATGGTCTCGCGGAGATCGTGCTCGGTCGGGGAGAGATGAGAGAGAAGCCCGTGAACGTCATCCCCCGGCCGGCTGAGTGTTTCGAGTTCGACACCGATAAGAGCGGCGCGATCCTGCGATACATCCAGCGGAACGCCAACAACGGTGACTCGCTCGGTGCTCCGGTACCTCTGGAGAAAAAGCAGGTCCTGCACTACCAGTTCATGAGCCGCCCTGATTCCCCGTATGGCATCTCCCTGATCGAGCGGGTGATCCACGATATCAAGCGCGATACCCGCGTGATTGAGGCCACGGCGAATGGCATCTGTCTGCACGGCACCCCAAAATGGCAGATCGCGCTGAATAAGAACCGCCCCGACGCTGCAAAGTCTTCAGATGCCGATTGGACTGCGTTCAAGAAAGAGTTTGAAAATATCAACGCTCTTGATAATTTCCCCACAGAGGGCGACATTGAGATGATCATGCACGATACGGCAGGAGTGCCCAACGTGCAGCAATACTCAGATGTCTCGCTTACCCGCGTGGTTTCAGGCATGGGTATACCGGGTGAACTGCTCGGACTCCGGCAGGGCACCACGGACGCAACCGCCGTTACTCGCGTTGGTGCGTTTTTCAAGAAGATTAAGAGCTGCCAGCGTGACGTTGAACAGATGTGGAATATTGTGATCGACATGCGCACCGGTGTTCCCGGGCTCGTGAAGATGAAACTTAACGATACGGACCCGCAAGACTTTGCAAAGATGGCAACGGCAATATCTCAACTCAGGACCGGCACCGATCCGGATGCGGTATGCCCGGCCGACTGGTGCAGGGAACAGCTCGGGATCCCAGAGGATGAACGAAGCGATGAGGAGAAACCGAAACGGCAGGAGAACCCATTCCAAGAACCCCAGAATCCCTTCCTTGAACGGTTGGATAGAGATTACCCGACAACCCCGCTGGAACGTCAGAAACTTGCATCAGAGAAGGAGATGGCAGCAGCGGCGCACGAACTGGCAGAGGCGGTAAGGAAGGGATAAGTATGGTCGATGGATGCAGAACCAAACCGCCTCTTTGTGCAATCAAAGAGCCATGCCCACATCCTTTGGAATCCGGTCCTTGCATTATGTGTTACCATTTTGCCACAACGCCAACATGCGGATATCCGTATCCATCGGAACGAACGACATGATCCCAGCCGTACTTTCCCGGGCTATCACCCGCTTCACCACTGCAACCATCGGGTACCAGAAGGTCAGGGACAAAGACCGCATCGCCCGCAACCATGAGCAGCACCTTCGCGCATTCTTCGAGGAGCAGGGCCGGCTTACCCTCATGCACTTTACCCGGATGCGTGAGTACTTCCCGCCCGATATCCCGATCAAGGCGCTGGAAGCCGGTAACCCGATCAAAACCGAAGCACTGAAGAAACTGAATAAGATGTGGTCCGATATTGAGAAAGAGACCGATGAGGACTTACAAAACGTTATTCTAGGTGTTGAAAAGGACGGCATCTTATCTGGCGCTGATCAACTCAAAGGACAACTGAAGTACGATCCAAAGACCACGTTCAGCCTCGCCAATCCCCGGGCCGTGAAGTATTTCAAGGAAACGGGCGGATCGCTGAAATACATCAAAGATATCCAGGATACGACAAAGGGCAGCCTTCAGCGGCTCATGGTTACGGCTCTTGGTGAAGGATGGTCGTATAATCAAGCCGGGCAGGAGATCAGGAAACTATTCGACGGTCCGATCAGCAGGGACCGCGCCCGGCTCATTGCAGTAAACGAGAGCGCCCGAGCGTATGAGACCGGGAATCACATCTTCGCACAGTCCATTCAAGAAGACGGCGTGAAGATGGAGAAGAGTTGGCAGAATAGCGGGGATGGGAAGGTATCAGACGGATGTTTGGAGAACAGCGCAGCAGGGTGGATACCTATCGATGAGGATTTCCCATCGGGCGATCAGGAGCCCCCGCGCTTCCCCGGTTGCCGCTGTTGGGCAATATACCGTGAGGCACGAGCATGAAATCACTACTTATCAAATTCAGGAATCGGATCCTTAAATGGATGGGAACATCAGGAGATATCGACGGGTTGAACTGGATTCCCGAATGGGAAAAGGCGAGCACCGCAACGATCATGTTTCACTGGCTCATGAAAGAACCGCTCCGGAAGATGGTGCAGATCATGCCCGATATCCCGCAGGCATGGATCGACAACCTCACCGGCAACCAGAAGATCCTCTATGATATCGCAAAGGAATGCTGGTACGATTGCGATCAATCAAACGAACGGCGTGAAAAACTCTGGAAGATCTGGGTTTACGGCCTGATCTTCTGGCACCAGGACGAGGCAGCGGAACCATTCGACCGGCTCCTCTACGAGATCCTTCAGAACCGCGATCGATTCTTTATCCAGACTGGCCGGCTCGACCCGATGAACTGGTACATGGACCACAATCCGGGGATCTCACCAAGTCCGATGCCCTACGCGAAGCACCTTGAAACCGATGCTGGGAGAAGGCTGCACATCAGCCTAGACGATCCTGCGGTGCGGTTCGACACGCTCACCCGGGATGATGTGATCGTATTGCTGGAACGTCCGGCCCGTGGCTTCGTGTGCCTGCGAGACGCTGAAGGGAAGCCGCTCTATACGGTGATCAACCGTTTTGAGTACACGAAACTCCCAACAGGCGGGTACCAGTACAATATCGCAGGAAAGACAGCTGCGCTCTACGAGGCAACGAACATGGCGAATGTGATTGAAAGCGGAGGCGATTAAAATAGCACAGGGATACCCGGTAAAAGAAGAAGAGCAGCGGAAGATCTGGGAACTGCATAAACTCGGCTATTTCCCGGTGGTGATTGCCCGGCATCTGTCGGATCGGTACGCTCACCTTAACGGGGGATATCGCAGCGCCGAGACCGTGAAAGACACGATCAAGATGATGGAGCAGCGCGAGGCAACGATGGGTGAGGCGGTGCCGGAAGAGTTGCCCGTGCTCTCTCAGGAATCTGAGAAAAAGAAAGTGCCAGATATGCGGAAGGGCAACGGGAAGAGAAAATAATTACCTTCAATCATACTTTTTTGTGATTTCACCGAGATCGATATTACTGTCATTAATAAGAAACCCGTTTATATCCTTACCGTTCCTATTATAGTATGCCAGAATTGGCAGCCGATTCTTCTATCCCTGATACAACCATCCACACCGGAGGAGCCCCGCAGGCCGCTTCCGGCACCGTTCAACATATCAGGGCGCTTGCAATGCCCTTCAGTAAAGGGTCAATGATTACCGAGCCAGACGGATCTCTTTTGATCAAAGACGTTCCCATGCTGGCAGAAGGAGTGTGGACCGACAGCGCAGTTGGCACACCGTTGAATTACATCCCCCGCACCCTTGAAGCGGATGCGACAAACTGGCTGGATAACTCCGGCTGGAATCGTCATGTCGGGAAAGTTCCCCGGGCATCCACTGATAAGGTGGGGGAGGCAGTAAACCCGCATTTCGGGCGCTTCACTGGTAATGATGGACGAGAACATGCAGCCGTCATATCTGATGTACGGGTATGGCCCTGGACCCAGAACCAGCGCGATATGCAGGAAATGATCAGGCATAACCTGATCTCTTTTGTCTCGGTTGAACACACCGGCCCGGAACAGTATAACACTGAAACCCGGCAGATGGAATCAGCCGGGCTTACTTTCACCGGGTTTGCATTCGTCAACAAAGGCGCGTGCAAACTTTGCCGGCTCAATGAGGAACCCATGTTAAAGAAAGACAACTCTCTCGAAGGATTGCAGGTGATTCTCCAGAGCGCTCTTGACAAAAAATTCAAACCCGCCGCATCAGGGGATTACGTCTCAACCCCGTGGATTGTAATGACATTCCCGGATCGCGTGATCTATTCCTACGATGGGAAGAAATTTGAGGCTCCGTATATGATCGAATCTGATTCGGTCACGCTCGGAACTCCCGTTGAGGTGGAAGAAGTATATGTTGAGAAAAAGGCGCTTGAACGGTTCCCAGGGGCCGATCCCAAAGAACTGATGGCAGCAATCCAGAAAAAGCAGGACAGAACTATGGCAGACACCAAAGAACTTGAAGACAAGATCGCCGCGCTCACCAAAGAGCTCGAAGCGACCAGAACCGCACCGAAGGCCGCGCCCGTGATGGAGATCCCGAAGGAACTCTCTGAAGCGCTCGGCACGATCAAGGAACTCTCCAGCAAGATCGACGCACAGGCTGCGCAGATCAAGGCGCTGGAGCAGGACGGCACACCAAAAACCGACGGAACCCCCGGCAAGGAGCTCGAAGAGCCTATCAATGCACGGATCGCCATTGACCGAAAGGCCGGTACTATCAGGAGCGTGTGATCATGGCAGATATCTCAGCATTCCCAACCATCACGCAGGTATGCGACCAGGGGCACGACAAAGCACGGGCATACAAGGCCGGTGCCGCAATCAAGGCCGGACAGGTTGTTGCCTTCGCTCTTACTGGCGTAACTGACACCGTGCACCCGGCAGTAAAGGGAGTTACCGGCACCGTTGCAGGTGTCGCACTCTATGATATCGCTTCCGGTGCGTGGGGCACAGTCCTCAAGAACGGCGCTATTGTCTATGTAGCCAACGCTGACGACACCACAGGCATCGATGCAGGCGCATTTGTCGAATGCAACGATAATGCAGTGGGTGGAACCGTTTCCGCCGCATCGCAGGAAGTCACATCAGCCGGGGAACTTACCGGGACTGTTGTTGGAATTGCACAGGAGGACATCGCAGGCGGTGCAACCGGAAGGATCGAAATCAGTATCCAGTACGGACCGACCGGGAGCTCTTCGTGATTACCATGACTGAACAGATTTCAACCTACAAACCTACCGGCACCGATACCGTCCCGATGCGGGAAGACAACGTGCATATCCGGGCACTCTCCGACGCCTTCGCTATGATGTTCGCCGGAACGAGTGAAGCCCGTGAACTTGCAGAGCGCCGGATCCCCCGTCACCTCACCGTTGATGTTGACGGCAAGATCCACAACGCCCGGGAGCTGGTCCTCTCGGAAGGTATCGCAAACACCCCGCTCGTGCAGATCCAGTACCTCAACACTGTCATGGAGGGCGCCCAGTACGTCCGCTGTGCCCGGGGAATGCTTCGCACTGAGAGCATGAGCAAGGGGAACACTCTCCGCCTGCCCTTTGCAGGTGCAGCGACCGGCATCGCCCCGGAAGTTCCCGAAGGTGCACCGTACCGGAACAGTAACGGCACGTACTCATACCGTGACTTCACCATCAAGAAGTACGGCGAGGTTGCCCCGATCACCGATGAGATGATCAGCGATTCTCTGTACAACACAATGGCGATGGAGGTCGCAATGCTCGGCCAGCACATCGAAAATGCCCTGAACTATGAGGCAATCGGAGTTATTGTTCAGAACGCGGGCCGGTCCTATGACACGCTCGGAACTGCTGCGAACCAGGGGATCAAGGCAATCGCAAAGGCAAAGCTCGAACTCGAAACCCGGGCACAGACCGGCGGCGGGTTCATGGCGGATTCGCTCATTGCAACCACAGACTTCAACAGCGTGCTTGAGACCGAGATGCTGCTGACGAACTACTGGGGCGGGCAGTCCATCATAACCGGTGGGCAGCCTTCAGTCCTCGGCCTCTCGTACGGCAAGCACAACGGCACGATCAACAGCGCCGCCTACGGAACCGCATGGAACTATCAGGATGATGGAGATACCGGTGCAATCGTGTTCAACCGAATGAGCGCGGGCGCGTACGTGATGCGCGAGGATGTCACCATTGAGGACTTCCGCGAACCGCTCCAGGATCTCACGACCAGCAAGGCACGGATCCGGTTCGGCGTGAACTACGGTATCGCCAACGCAACCTGTCGGATCATCTACTAATCCCTTTTTTGAGGGGTTAGAATGGTCCTGACATCTGAAAACACGGCGCTGATCACACACCGTAAACTGGATGAACTCAACGACGATTACGACAGCAATGCGGTTGTGATCAAGGTTATGAGCCAACCGATTGATCCGGACACCGATCCGGTACTGTTATGCGAGCGAAAGATTGCACGGGAGAGCTGAAATGGTATCGTATTGTTCCACAACCGAACTGATCAATGTCACTGGAAGCACCCGCAGCGCCACGATCCTTCAGGGTATTATAGATGAGGCAGATCGTCAGATCAATCTCTATCTCCGCTCAAATGGCATCACCGGGGCATCTGGTGACGATCTGAAATCGATTTCCCTCACACTCTCAAAATCCGGACTTCTTGAATTCGGGCTTCAGGTAGGGGATCTTCAGGCATCAAACGGCGATTTCTCTTCTTCTGTGAATGTTACTGAAGCGGTAAAGGCGCTCAGGACATCTGCATATACCGCTCTCGATCAGTACATCGAGGCAAGCACAATTTCAGATAGTGGGGCAAACTTCCGCTGCTCTCGTGTAAGGGCGAGGTGCCATTAATGTTCAGCGCCCCACACTCTGCAACATTGCGGGGAAAGCGCCAGAACTTCACTCTCGCTTACGATGCCGGTACTGCCGTATTCCACGCGGGCGCAACGCTCACGGGCGCAACCAGCCACGCAACCGCCGTAATCGTGAGCACTGGTAGTATAGCATCCGGCAGTTTACAGATACATTCCATCACCGGCACATTCCTGAACGATGAGGTTATATCTGATAACGGCACGGTGCCCGGGGCAGCGGTTGTTAACGGTGTTATCGCAGAGGCGTTCGACACCAACGAGCAACTAGTATTCACCGATATCGACACCACGATCGCGTGTCGGTTCTACAGCCAGAAGGATGCCGTGCAGCAATCCGGGCAGACGCTCTACATTGTCACCACTCAGCGGGTAATGATACCGGCAACGTCCACTCCTGCGAACGGTGATCAGATCATCACCACGGCATCCGGATATGCGGCTACTGTTGACAATCCGTATAGGATCAGCAACGTTGAACCAGCTCCAAGCATGGGCGGGAGCCCGCATCACTGGACCTGCGATCTTGCAAAGGCAGGTGTCTGATGGACAGCACAGGGAGGTATGAACTCACACGCGATGATATTGAGAAAATCGCGCTCTCTATGCAGGGAGTTGCAGATCTGAAGAGCGATGTGGCCGAAATTAAACGACTACTCATCGATGACAAACGTAATTGCAGCGATTGCAAAAAGGAGATCTTTGTTGAGATCAACGACATCAAAACCAAGCATGCAGAGGAGCGGGGTGCATCCATCGCCCGGACGAACATCGGGGTACTGGCATCCTCATCAATGGGTGTAATTGCGATTGCTTTCTCGATCTGGAACTCTCTTAAGGGAGGTAGTTGATGGGTCTTGAGGGGCTGGATCAGGTAATCACCAACATTGCCAACAAGGTTGTTGAGGTTAAGCGCCGGGGCCAACCCGGGCTAAAACTCGCAGGGCAGGCGATGGCGAACGACATCAAAGCCATTGCACCGTACAAGACCGGCACCTACCGGCGTTCAATCCACGTCGAAGAGTCGGACAACTTAGGAAAGCCCGTTGTCTATGTTGGTACTGATCTCCCCTATGGCCGCCGCCTTGAGTACGGATTCAACAACATGACCGATTCGTTGGGCCGGACCTATCACCAGCTCCCGCAGCCGCATTTCAGACCGGTGATCGACACCTTGATGGGGAAGTACATGGCGATCATTGCCGGGGAACTCAGCCAGTGGGAATCTGCTGCTGATATTGCCGGACGCATGGGTATGATCTGGTCTGCTGAAAGTGCATCGTCTATCTCGTCATCGACAAGTTCACGGGCGCGATTATCTGCCATTGGTGGAACGATGCGGGGCGATTTTGGGGGATATGAATGAAAGACGTGCTGCAAGGTGTGATCCGGAGAATCAAGGCGGATGCTGCCATCACCGCAAAGGTGAGCGCCCGCGTGTACCGCACCATCCCAATTACCCCTCAGCACCCGTTTATCGCGTGCGCCCGGATCGATGCCCCTCCATCCCCAGGTGAATCCAGTGAGACCGGATCGTGGGGAACTGCCCGCATCCAGTGCACAACGTTCACCATTCCGACATCTCCGGGTGATGCCGATTCCTTTGAACTCAGTGAAATCATCGCAAACTGTCTTTCAACGCAACGTGACGGAGGGATCCAAAACGATTACCTTGATCCGGGATCCCCAAAGGATCTGATCTTCGTATCGGAAATTGAGGATTTGGGGCCTATCCCCGATAACAGCGATGCAGGAACCACCGGAGAATACCGGGATAATCGGGACTTCATCGTACACTATCAAGTGGAGTGATTGAAACCATGAGCATGAAAGCACAACTGGCAAAGGGCTTAAGGCTGCTTTGCAATGGAGCGGTGGCGTCTGAAAACACGGCGCTTACCGCACCAGCGGAGACCACCGCACCAGTAACAGCAACCGATCAGGAAGATGATATCGTCGTATCGATGCCCGGTGAAGCGAGCGTCGGGGATGTGACCTTATCTGTGAATTTCATCAACGACACGCAGCAACAGGCGTTCAAGACGATGAAACGGGATAAGACAACTGGCCTGTTCCAGATCGTTTGGCCGTCAACGTTCAAGCCGACCCCGTTCTTCACACAGGAGTTTACCGGGTGGATCAAATCGATTACCCCGGCCACCCCTATGAACGGTCTGGCAACGTGGGCCGTTGTTATTACGCCCGTTGATCTCCCGACCGAACCTTCAGGAGCATTCACCGCACTCACCACGCCGTTTATCTCGGTCGCTGATGAAGACGGGCACGCGATCGCGCTTACGCCAACGGCGGCAGCAGACAAGTACACCTATACCGGTACTGCATTCACTACCAGCGTCTCGGTCCTTGTAACTCCGACGAGCACCGCAGCCGGCACGATCTACGTGAACGGGACTGTTGTTGCATCCGGTGCGGCATCCGGTGCAATTACCCTGGACGCGAACCGTGGCGACATCACCACGATCTTTGTGGTGCTGGAAAAGGCGAACTGCAAGACCTGCGTTATCCGGATCAGGATTAAGATGGGTATCGCTGCATACGTGGCGTGAGGTGTTCCGTGGTGCTTTCCAGCGTCCCGATCACTCTTGGAGAGGAGACCTACGATCTCCTTTTTACTGACCGCGATATGTACGATATCGAAGTGGCGTTCCAGCGCGACGGGATCCCTCCGTTCGTCGAACTAATGAAGGTGCCCCCGGGCCAATCACTGTCACGACTGAACGTCTTAACGACGGTCATGATGTACGGGCTCAAGGTCCCGGGGAAGTTCGGACCCAACGGAGAACCGATTCGGGCGATCCCATCGACGCGGGCCGGACAAGATCGGGTGATATCGATCATCCGTGCAGAACTGAAAGACAAACCGCTTGAATACGTCTCGGTCGTTCTGGTGTATCCGGTGGTTAAAGCACTCGCAGCCGGGGATTGGTATAACATCGCCCAGACGCTGAAACTCGCAGAGGAAAAGGCCCATGCTTCCGTGCCTGAGGGGGATAGCGCCCCAAAAAACTCGGAAGCCGATGGCTCGAATACATTGAGCCAGTAGCGTACGGACTATGTGCACTCTCCCCTATCGCATTGCAATTCATGACGCCCCGGGATGTTCTGGCGGTGGTTGCTGCGAAGCGGGAAGAACAACGCGAGGACCGGCGATACTCAGATATGTTGCAAGCCCGACAGACGGCGAATATCGGAAATTTATTATACGGCACGAAGGACGATCCATTCCCGGTGAAGCCGGATCAGTGCACGGCGTTCAACTGGGATCAAGTCCCGGATCAACCGGTGGCGGAGTCGGACGATGACGATGAGATTGATCAGGAGTTACTGATGCAGCAAAGCCTGATAATGCGGGGAATGATCCGGCGCGGCAAAGGAGGGAATGATGGGAGTAACTGATCAAGTCGTTGGTAATCTCTGGGTGGTTCTGAATCTTGAAACCGGTGGGCTGGATTCAGGTGTCACAAAGGCACAGGCTACGCTCAAATCGTTCGGGGTTGAAGTTGACAAAGATACCCTGAGCATGATTAAGATGGGGGCACAGATGGCCGCAACAGCCGGAGCTGCTGCCCTTGTCATTAATGAGATGAACAAAGCAGCGCAGGCAGCGGCCCGTTACGGGGATGAGTTGCACGATCTTTCCCTCACAACGCTCATGTCTGAAAAGTCACTTCAGCGGCTCCAATATGCCACAAATGCGACCGGCGGAGATTTCAGATCGCTCGCTGGGTCGATCACATTTTTGGGTAAAAATCTTGAGAATGCAAAGGATCCAACCTCAACCCAAGCCGAAGCACTTAAACGGCTCGGAATAAACGCGGTTGGTGCTCATGGAAGCATCCAGGATATGGATACGCTGCTCCCAAAAATCATTGATAAATTGCATAATATGAGGGATAGTACCGAGAGGGCTCACCTTATGATGCAGCTCTTCGGGAGGAATACCGGCGAGGTTGCAAAACTGGTAGAACTCGGATCGGCGGGTGTTGCAGCATACGGGGACGAGGCGGAACGGTTGGGGCTGCTCCTATCTCCGGAACAACTCGCACAGCAACAGGCATTTAACGATTCGTGGGCACAGATGAACACGCAGATCAATATGTTGTATCTCCAACTCGGAACGAGCCTGATCCCAGTTATGCAACAGGTAACATCGGTTTTTGAGGAGTGGTTGCCGGCAATATCGGCAGCAGCAGCAGCAATCGGCGATTTGATCAATCTTGCAGTAGCGGCACAAGCATATATGAGCTTACTTAGAGTTGACACCTACACCGAAGCACTCACTACCGGATCGATTGAACCGATCACCAGTGCAGCGGAAGCAGGGGAGGCCGCGATGTCCCGTGTCGGATCGAGTAAGAGTTCCATCGCATCGTCTGTAAAATCCACGCTTTCTCCAAGCAAACAATTGTATTATTCCCGTCACCCAGACAAAGCATCAGCCGCCGGGATCCCGGGATATGCAGAGGGAGGTCTGATCACAAAACCAACGCTCGCCACATTCGCAGAGAACGAGCCAGAATATGCGATCCCAATGTCAAAGATGGGGAGCATTGGCAGAAAAACGATCATCATCAATCAGAACAACCAGATCAAAACAGGTCTCAATGCCTCTGAGACACGAGCGATTTTAAAGGCAAATGACCGTCACCTAGCCAACAAATTCAATATGATGGGGGCCTGACCGTGGACGTAAAATTTACTTCAAGCCGGGGGATTGTCTGGGACGATTCGCTGTATGTCAGGGCACAGGCATACCGGACCAAGAACACCACGTTTGGCAAAGCACCCTCACGCCCGCTTTCAGTGACAGCTGCCGGGGCGGATGGGGATAACTATTACGGGGGAACCATTGGCCCGCGTGAAGATATGCTCATTGAATACGTCCTGCGGGGTGCGACAAGATCCGATGTGGACGATTTTGTTGAAACGCTCAAGTCTGCATTCAATCCGTATGATGGAGTTGGTACGCTCCTCGTGACGCTGGATAACGGCAATGTGCGGGCAATCCCCTGCACTATCACCGATGAACCGGAAGCCCTTACGGGTGAGGGGCGCGGAGTCACCCATCAGGTGGTGCAAATCCCTCTTAAGGCGTGGGAACCGTTCTGGCTTGATCCGGCGCTCAAAACATATTCGCTGGCATCGTTCACCGGAGGTATGACGCTCCCGATCATTTGCCCTATGGATTTTGGGACGACAAACCCGTCTATTACTGTCGTCAACAATGGCAACGTCCCGTCCCCGTGCGTGGTCACATTTACAGGAGCGATCACCAATCCTCGCGTCGATATCTACAACGCGAAATACCCCTCTGGCGCTTACCTTAAGATGCTTCTGGATCTCGGTGCTGGAGAATACGTCAGGATTGATACTGCTCAAGGGTATCACACGGTGCGGCACATCGCAGGGACCACGGACACCAACGCATACCAGTACTGGGATCCAGCGGGAGAGTTTTTCATGATCGCGCCGGGCAGCAACACGATATCGCTCACTCAATCGACAACGATCGGGGCAACCGCTGCATGTTCTGTCGAATTTTGGGAACGGCACATAGGGGTGTAATATGGAGTTTGACGGGCAGGCATTCGGGCAGGTGGCGTTTGATCGGTCAGAGGATACCGTAGCCGATCCTCTTTACCTCCCTTATTTCGTTCCGCCGCCGGTTGAATATTATCCACTTAGGGTCTTTGATTCCTCCCTTGAACCAGTATGTGAGGTCACTGATTACGTATCGGGTCAATGGATAAGGCGATGGAGAACTGCCGGGGAATTCTCCTTTGACATTCCGATGGATTCCTCCAGTATGGACAACATCGATGAAAACACATGGATATCGCTATTCCGGGGGGGTGTTGCCAGGATCGGGCGGGTTCAGCGGATGAGCATCGATATCTCAACCGGTGCCGATGAGGAGCCGCTGTGGACCATTGCCGGCAACGATGCAAAGGGATTACTGATGGACAATCAGGTATTGGCCGGCATCTCAGCGGGAACCGGGTACGACACGGTAACGGCAACACCTGCGGAAACGGCCTGCCGTCACTACATTGATGTGAACTGCATCACCCCCCTGAATCCAGCGGGCACGAGCGATACAGCACGGAAGATCTCAATCCTTGAACTGGAAGCCGATGGAGCCCTTGGGGGGAATGTCACCTATTCGGCACGGCTTGAAGCGAACGTTCACGACCTCATAGAGACGTTGCTGCTCGCATCCCCCAATTCTCTTGGGTATGAAATGTTGTTCATCCGCGATCTGGACACTCCCGCGGATAGCAGGATCCGGCCACATTTCAAAGTCGGGGTTGACCGTTCTGCAACGATCGGATTCTCAAACGGATCGGGCAACATTTCAGATATGCAGTATTCGTACGACGATACGAGTTTTAGAAACGTTGCGTACGTTGGCGATAGTGGGGAGGATGCGGCCCGGACATTCACCAAAGTTTTTACAGGGACTGAGCCGGTATGGCCCAACCGAAGAGAAACGTACGTTGACGGCAACGATTGCACCGACGCAACCGAACTTATCCAAGCGGGTACCGTGGAGCTGGCAAATCTCTCAAGCGATGAAACCGCAGAGTTCGGCACCGTCAGAAACAATATGTTCGGGTATATGACCAAGAACGCTGCCGGAGCGTGGGATCTCGGCGATAAAGTCACGGTGATCTATTCCGGCGTGATCTCGGCAGTCGCCCCAATTATCGAAGTGCAGGAGAATTACGGTGTTGAGGGTATTGGGGAAAGTATCGTCCCGGTCATCGGCGGGAAAAGCACAGGGGATACGGCAAAGATTATGCGGCAGATTGCAAAACGGGCAAGTATCAGGAGCAGAGTATGACGGCAACAGACGAATTTTATTCGGGGACAGCAACCGATCCGAGGACGTATCACGGGTCCGATTGGGCACGATGGTTCAGATCGCAGTTCACAAGCGGAATAGTGTACGGCAACCCGATTGGAACATGCGCAGCATCTCAATACGGCACAGGAGATATGAAGGTGAACGTTGCGCCCGGCTCCGTTTGGGCGTATGGGTACAATGCCCTGATCGATGCCGTAGAGGTTGCCACAATTACGGCGAACACATCGGGGAATCCCCGCATTGATCGCGTGGTGGCCCGGAACACGATTGCATCTGGCATCACGATCCATGTAATCCCCGGAACCCCGGCAGCGTCTCCAGTTGCCCCGGACCTCGTTACCGATGGTGTCACTTATTACGATGTGCCGCTTGCATGGATTGAGGTTGCAAATGGTGCCACAAAAATCTATACTGACGATATCCACGATGAGCGGATCTATTCAACCCTGAAAAATATTGATTTTGCTTCTATCCTGATCGACGGGAACTTGGATGCCGGCGGGAATAAGATCACTGAGTTAGGCGACGGGGTCGGGGTGCATGACCTTATCAATAAGGGGCAATGCGACGCGGGCGCAACCTTCGCAGATGTTCCGCAGGGATCGGTCGTTGTATTCGGCACGACAACAGTACCTGCGGGATTCCTGCTTTGCAACGGAGCATCATACCTACGGACGGATTACCCGGCACTGTTCTCAGCTATCGGTGTTCTGCACGGGTCTGCCGATTCAACACATTTTAACGTGCCAAATATGACTGGCAGGATCCCAGTGGGGCACGATCCGCTCGATGCTGATTTTGCAACAGTAGGTTTAACCGGGGGGGCTACAACCGTAACTGTAACGGAGGCAAATTTACCTCCGCACGTGCACACTGGGATAAAGACGGCGACAAATCAGGTCACTAGAGGGGGAAGCAAAACTTCGATTACTGCCGGCCCAGTATCGGGCACGACCGGATCAACCGGCGGAGGGGGAGCTCACGCAAACATGGGGCCTGCAATAACGATGGCATATGGGATTAAGGTGTAATCATGGCGGGTGAAAGCGGATTTTTTGGGAATGCAACCGATATAAGATATTACACTCAAATTGCAATGCACCGGTTTGTGATGGACTATCGTCGCAATGGGTATGTGAGCGGAGTTGGATCGGAGCTGGCAGTTATCCAGCACAGCACCGGAGATATGAGCGTCGATATCGGATCCGGGGAGTGCTGGATCCAGGGATGCCACCACGCTGATGGCGTCGCGATTAATCTGGAAATTGCTGCAGCTCACGCAACACTCGGACGCATCGATCGCGTAGTGATGCGAAATACCATCGTTGGGACACGAAAGATCGAGCCGGTGGTAATAACAGGCACTGCTGCAAGTTCTCCGGTCGCGCCTGATTATACACGAAATACGGAGGTTCACGATCTCCTCATTGCAGACATTACTGTTGGTGCCGGAGTTACGCAGATCCTCACGGCCAACATTACAGATCAGAGGGCAAATACAACGTACTGCGGGGTTGCGGCCCCGCTGTATTCCCGGATGTCTGATATGTGCCCGGTTGATGCCCCTGACATGAACTCCTACAGGATCACCGGATCGGCGGATCCTACTTCAGGAACTGATGGGGTGACAGTTGCGCACCGGACGAGCGTTGCCTATAACGTCCCTACCGGAGTACCGATCTGGTACGCAGGTGCAGCAGTTCCCGATGGGTATCTGGAATGTAACGGTCAATCAGTACTTAGGGCCACATACCCCTATCTTTTTGCTGCGATTGGCGTGACATTTGGATCTATCGATTCCTTGCATTTTACCCTACCCGATGGACGCGGCAGAACCATCATAGGGTATGATTCCACACAAACCGAATTTAACGCGATCGGTGAGACGGGCGGGGAGAAAACACACGCACTTGTAGAAGCCGAAATCCCAGAGCACCTTCACGACGGGGTTATTTCGGCAGCGTCTTTAGTTACATCCAGTATGCAGTACGAGCCGTATGTGGACTTACCTGTTGCAATTACCGACGCCTCAACCGGATCGGCCGGATCCGGAACTGGGCATAACAACCTCCAGCCGTTTTTGGTGCTTAAACTTATAGTGCGAGGTGCATAATGGCAATTACAAACGCAATATACGACGCAGTACCGTGCACGCAGGAGAATCTGGCCCGTATGTTTACGTCATATCTTGGATCGGGGTACATCTCAGATTACGGAAGCGAACTCGAAATAGTGCCGGCCGATCCGGCAGGAATGAAAATTATCGTTTCTGACGGTAGAGCACGTGTAAACGGGTATTGGTATATGGAAGACGATGAATATGAACTACCTATATCAGCAAATACCACCGGATCAACCCGATATGATCGCGTGATTTTGAGGCTTGAAGAAACAACGCCCGGGCAATTATCGCCGCGTATCCTCGAAGGTACTACCGGATCTGGTCTCCCGGCGCTCGCAGTTGACGGCACCGAGATATCTCTTGCATCGATCGCGGTCGCTCCGAGTGCATCAACTATAACCGCTGGAGTAATTACTGACGAACGCTCAGATTATGCACTGTGCGGAATTGCCGGAGTAAAACCGTTTAAATTCTCGGAAACTGTCGTCAACGCAAATCTCCCCCTTGCGGGATTCAAGGCAGTAAATATTGGCACCCCTTCAGCAGCAGGAGATGCCACAACCCTCACGTACTTCAATACGAAATTATCCGGGGGAAAATTCGGATCGGCTCCCACTATGATATTGCCTTGGATCGGTGCCGCGGCCCCTGCTGGCTGGCTGCTCTGTAACGGTCAATCATTATCAACATCTGCATACCCGGGTTTGTTCGCGCAAATGGGGTACGCGTTCGGAGGATCGGGGGGGTCGTTCAATCTCCCGAATCCTGCTGGAAGAATGATGTTAGGCGCTACGTCATCGCTTGGGGTTACGTCCGGTGCAAATACCGTGACGCTTGATACGACAATGATCGCATCACACGCTCACCCAAAATGTGGTGCAGTTACAGTTCTCTCTCCAAGTTCAGGAGGAGGAACAGAAGCAATATCGGCGACTTCTGGAAACACCGCAAATACAGGCGGAGGAGGGGCGCATAACAACCTTCAGCCTTACATCACACTAACATGGATCGTATGGGGGTCCTGATCATGGTATTCGGATACACCTTATATTCACCAAATCCCGGGAGTCCGGCAGCGCACCTTGCAGCGCCAATCTCGGCTATTGATGTTACAATGACGTTGGATGACGCATCGGACCAGCTTTCAGCGCCAGGAGAATTTACCATCGGAACCGGGGAGAACTCAGAGACGGTAATCTATACCTCGTTGGTTGGCAATGTTGTCTCTGGAATGTCCAGGGGGCAGGGAGGTACAACAGCGGCACCGTGGGGTCTTGGTACTGAGGTTAAGCGCGGATTTACGGCGTATGATATGTTCGCTATCCTGGAACGGCTCGTAAGCGTTGATTCTGATGGGGTGGCCGGGCCAGCGTCATCGGTTGACGGACATGCTGCGGTATTTGATGGGCCCGGGGGGCATATTATCAAGGACGGCGGAGCGTTGCCAGTTGTTGCGACATCGGTACCACTTGTTGACGGAACAGCGGCGATCGGCGCCTCCGGCAAGTGGGCCGATGGGGCACACGTTCACCCGACAAACGCCCTGCTTGCCACTAAGGTAGAGGTTGCCCTGAAGGCGCCGCTCGCTTCACCGGCTCTCATAGGCACACCCACTGCCCCAGAAGCGGCAGCGGGAACGGATACTGATCAGATCGCTACGTGCTCCTTTGTGCAAAACCTCATCTCATATATTGATTCCCTGACGTACAAAGGCGTGATTGACTGCTCCCCCAATCCCAATTACCCTGCCGCGGATGCCGGTGACGTGTATATCGTTTCCGCAGCCGGGAAGATCGGGGGAGCCAGCGGGAAGACAGTATCAATCGGGGATACCCTGTTGTGCAACCATGATGGTTCAGCGTCTGGGGATGAAGCGACCGTCGGGACGTACTGGAACGCGATCGCGTCAAACGTCTCGTTCGGGGTCTGGATGGCTTCAACCATCACCCCTACATGGTCAGAAGGTACGCCAGATCTCGCATCGCCCATTGTTGCCAGGCACGTCAGGAACGGCAACGTCGTAACCTTCGCAATGACATTCAACATCTCGGACGGGCACGATGCGGTGCTGGATTCCATCTCTCTCCCGGTTGCCGCCACCCAGATCGCGGGGCATCAGGTGCCGCTCACGGCGTTCAAGATGTACACCGATGGCACTGGGGATTCAACCTTATCGGATCCCCAAGCATACATTGATTACAATGAGGCAACGCCATTGATCAAGTTCCGTGCCGTTGGCGGAGGATATCCAGCGGATTGCTCAGCGGTCCTGAACATATCAGGAAGCTATGGAGATTTATCATGAAACAGACTTACAAACTAATGATCGCGCTCCTCCTGCTCGGAGTGTGTATCGGGGCGGTTCAGGCGACGGAGTATTCGCGGATTATTCCGTTGATGACATCAAATACCGCCCCAACCGGTAATAGTTCCTATGTGAACAACATCACGGCGGCAGCGGATGCTTATTTCTTATACGATGGATCAACGGCTACGGAACTGTTACTTTCTGCAATCTCCCCAACATTCCTGCCGATTATCACAGGCATCAATACCTCGTATTATTCCATCGCTCACCGATACGCGATATATCCGTATCAGGCGGGAACCATATTTACCCCGCAGAGTTGGACGTTCGAGGGGTCTGTCGATAACATCAATTATGACGTTCTCGACACTCATACCGACTATGGGGCGTGGGTTGGATCGCAGTACACGAATTTTACGATATCAAATACCGTCCCTTACAAATCATACCGGTTGGTAATTACCAAAATTGGTGTTGATAACCCGACATTTGACATCAAAGAAGTTGTGGTTTATGGCGAATACCTATCTCTCCCAGTGTCGTCATTTTCATCGACAAATGTAACTCCGGTTACCAATTCAACAGGAAGTTCATGGGGCGGCGTTGGATCGGTGCAGATGCAGTTCAACGATACGTCAACCAACAGCCCGACATCGTGGGCATGGGGAGTTAACGACGTTACCGGGAATAATACGTGGGTACCGTTAGGGACTACGAGAGACACCACTCCAACTTTCGGAGTTGGAAACTGGTCGATCAATCTTACGGCAACAAATGAGGTAGGTTCTGATATCAGCGATCAGATCACATTTGTAAACGTAAGCAGCTCACCCACACCAACAGTCTCATTTGCGGCAACCCCGACAACGGGAGTCAATCCCATGACCGTTGAGTTCAATGACACAACAACTTCGACAAGTGCGATCACATCCTATAATGTCTCGTTCGGTACGGGGGAGTGGTGGAACGAAACCACATTCCCTGGAACTAACATTACTCACGCCTACTCCACGTCAGGGAATTACACCGTCGATTGGTATGTCAGCAATGCAGAGGGCACCGGTACTGCGAGCACTACGATCACGGTATGGGGCGCTGTGCATTCTGCATTCTCGTTGTTCAATACAGACGGCACAGCCCCGCACACCACATACCTCTACGACACCAGCACGAACCTGACACCCGGGCCGGTAACCTACCTCACTGATTTTGGAGAGGGGAATACCTCAACATTGGCAAATACGTACTTCACATGGAACGCCACAGGAACCTATAACGTGACGCATACCGTGAGCAACGGGCTATCCTCCGAGACATCGTTTATGAATGTCACCGTGGGAACGCCAACGCCGCCGGTAGTTGCTCCGGTCGCATCGTTCTACGGCAGCCCTACCGCTGGCAACGTGCCGCTCACTGTGTCCTTCACGGACGTATCGAGCAACACCCCGACATCGTGGTTCTGGGAGTTCGGAGATGGGACCAACAGCACATTGCAGAACCCATCGCACCAATACAACCGTTCGGGATTCAAGACGGTGAACCTTACTGCGGCGAACTCGGCAGGATCGAATATCACGGTGCGGCTGAAGTTTGTAAGAGTGAGTTAAAAAAGTAATTTTTTTATTCTGCCTGTGAAAAGTCCGGTGCCGGCATCTCGTTTTTCCCTTCGTGCACCATTGCCGCGTGTTGGACATATACCGGATACCGTGCATCAAACTCCTCAAATTTCGCGGTATAAACCATGCTGCCGTACACATACCCGCCCGGTGCGTTCCACTCTCCATTAGGACCTGATGAGATCAGGCGTGCGTGGACAAACCGGTAATGCTGATTCCGGCAGAACCCATCGCGGCACTCTCCTCCGATGCTTGAGACGATCACCACGCGATCCGATATCACGGAGTACTGGTTACCGGTGCCAGTATAGACGATATCCCCGGGGCTGTACTTGTGCTCTGCAACCGCTGCCGATCCCGTGCCCACTGCGAGCAATGCAACGATCAAGAAGACCGCTGCAACCAAAACCCTCATTCTGTTTTGCATGGTTACTTGATTGGGCACGCCACATATATAATTGTTACTGTTAAAGCGCACTTTAAGTATACTTTATATAGTAATACAGCCTAAATATATGTATGGCACAGAAGAAGTGTGACTATCTCAAAGAGGATGCGAATCCGCCATGCACTGCCACAAAGGAACAATGCCCGAAGACCCGGTCAAAGTGCCGGCTCAGTATGCTCTGCTATAAGGTGCCGGTGAAATCATGAGCGATGCACAGATAGCCCCGGTCCAAGACAGCGAAGCGATGAACTCAGCGATCCTCGCATCGCACAACCCCCGCGAGGCCCTGAAGCGTATAGGGTATCTCGTGCAGGATGCCAAAGAGCATATCAGGAACGATGATACGAGCCAGGCGTTTGATTGCCTGAACCGGATCGGATGGTTGACGGGGGCGCTGTGATGGACGCACGAGCAGAGCAAAAAAGCCTTGCAGACTGCCCGCTGCCGCCAACCGTGATCATCAACCCGCTCACCCGCGTATGGGATAGTGACAGGCAGATCGCACTATTGCAGGACCGGATCGCGGATCTCATGCAGAAGCGCACCGAGGCGTTGAACTACGCAATACAGGAACAGATCGCAGAGGATGAGAATTGTCGGCTGGATGTCAAAGCGGGCCGGATCGTCAGGGCGATCAATCCAGGGAAGTTCCGCGAGGCGTTCCCCGCAGAATATGAGATGATCAAGCAGATCGAGATCCGGGATCTCAATGAGAAGATGCAGCACGCGGGGGAGAAGATCCCTCTCGGAGTGGCTGACAAGCTAATCAAGCCGGTGATCCTAAACGCTGCTCAGGGAGTGGTTGCAACAACGCAGGCGCCGGATACATACGAGGTTAAAAGGAAATGAGTCTCATGGAAGAATGCGGGCCGGTGTGCTCTGATTACATCTGCCCCTTATGCGGTGCTGAATTTATGCTGGCGATCAAAGAGGGACCGAAGATCGATGATCCGACAACCGGATGCACTATCTCAAAAGTAGGCTGTCCGTTCTGCCACCACGAGATCGGCCACATTATGCCGTGGGGTAAAATCCCAACCGAAAGTGATGTAATGGGGGAACTATGAGCCGATCAGCAGACCACGCAGCAGAGGCATTGCAGGCAATACTTGCAGCGATCTCTACCAATGATCTGATCGGTGAACTGGTGAGCCGGGAGGGGGTTGCCGTGCACCGGGTGTTTTGCGGGGAGAGGTATCAGATCCAGAAGTGCAACAAATGCGGGACGCTCCCCCTTGAAAATCATACCGGCCCGGTCCGGATCATCACAGTGGACGGTGAATAATGACGGAAGCGCCAACCAATCGCGGAGTATTGACGGACAAGGAAGGCACCGTGTTCAGGGGATGCCGGATCCTTGTCGATGGAGAGCAGGCAGACCGGGCATTCACCGTGCTGGATTTCGTGCAGAAGTATCTCGACAACATCGAAAAGAAAAGCCGGGTGTGCTTCACCACGAAAGACGGGAAGATCTCAAAGATCTGGCCGGAGCCGGTGGTACCATCAGAAGCGCAGAAGGTGATCGATGCCGAGAACGCGGCGGGGGGTGCACGGAAAGCGGCAAACTCTGATTACCTCAAAAGCATTACCGGCACAAAGGGAAGCGTCACACCGGAATACCACGAGATCTCCCCCGAGCGGGAGCCGGAAGATGCACCGGTAATTACACCGGCGGTAATCGTGCCAACGAGTACTGTTGCACTCGCACCGAAGTATTCCAACGATGAAATGATCCTCCTCAGGAACGTTATCGCCAAAGACTGCACTGAGCCAGAGTTCAAGATGATGATGTACATGGCGAAAACCTACGGACTGGACCCGCTCTTAAAACAGATCTGGGCGATTAAGCGCAACGAACGCGATCCGGCCCTGATCATGGTTGGGCGTGACGGGATGCTGGCAATCGCGCATAGGTCAAAGCAGTTCGACGGGATGACCTCTGGCGTTAACTATGTGAAAGACAAAGAGGGGAGAGAGATCCCAGTTACCGCGTGGTGCGAGATCTGGCGGAAAGATATGGCTCACTCGTTCAAGACCGAAGTCCGTTTTGATGAGTATGTCCAGCCCATCCCGAAAAGCGGATATAAAGGACTCTGGCAGACCAAACCCTCTGTAATGTTAATCAAAGTGGCAGAATCCGTTTGCCTGCGAAAAGCGTTCAGTGTGTCCGGAGTATACGACCCTGATGAAATTATGGAGCGTGCATGATGACCGTCTACCAGTGCTCCGTATGCGATCCCAATGATCCCTGCATCCTCCCGCGTGCCGGACAGCTTGCAGAATGCCCGGACACATGCCCGTTGTCAAAGGATGGCAATATTCCTGTTTGGCGGGAACTCGTAATAGGTGAGTGATGATGGCAGAGCATTTGCATTTGGGAAGGGTGAAGCCAGTTAAGATGTGGGCCATTGCTCGCATGAGCATTAGATCTCCGTGGATCTTGCCGGGCACAGTGAGGAAGACCCGCACAGAGGCGATAGACGCATTCATTTTTGAGGGAATGTGGCAGGTTTGGGACGATGCTTACAAACGCGGTTTCAGAACCGTGAGAGTGACCGTGAATCAAGGGTGGTAAGTGCGATGAACGATTGCGAACCGGAAACGGAGATCAACAATATCCTGTTTGATTATCTCTAAATCATAACTTATTTTAAGGTAGTTTTAAGTATCTATAAGATAATATTACTGCATGGCAAAAACTTGTAAATGCCCCGGTTTAAATTCAGACCGTGCCGGATCAAGGGTCTTTTGTGATTATGTATTCCAGGATCGTGAAACCTCACCGTGCCCAAAGCAGAGGCTAAAGTATAAAGTCAGTGCAACGTGCTGGAGGGTTCCGGTATGATCGGGGATCTCCGTATCATAGACTCACCAATCGGGCCGGTCGTGCCAGTCAACGATATCGCGGAAATGATGGGGTATACCAGACAGGGGTTATCGGGCCTCATCAGAAGCCATAAGGATACATTGTTACCTTCTACCCTATCCCTATCACTCCATACAGCCGGGGGGAATCAGGAGACGCAATGTATCACGCGGGAGGGGTTGGACGATCTGTTCCTGTTTATGAAAACCCCAAAAGACCCGGCCAAACTTCCGGGATTCTTGGAAATGCGGAAAAGCATCCTCTCAAAATTTGAAGGGGGGAATCTGCAAATTACTGCGAACAACCATCCGGCCCTATCCGGCATCCTCACAGAGTATGGCAGGCAGGCCCGGGTACTGGCTGACGAGTGGGGAGTTGATCTCCCCGTTGCTCAAAAGGTAGTGATGGCGACCGCCATTGATAAGTTCCCAGACCTTATGCCATACCGTGCCCTAGTTGGCCCGGCTGATATCCCAGATGACGCTCCGATGCTCCCCGCTCCTGCAAGCGGTCCGGCAGCCGATCCTGATTACGAGCGGTACATCTCATTGCGGAAATTATCGCATTTCTGTGCATGTAGTGAACCGGACGCACGGAAGATCCTTGTCGATGAGGGGATAATCGGGTATCAGAACACTCACATGATGCTCACTAAATATGGTCATCGGTTCGCTAAGCTGTTCACGGTGACACCGGAAGCGCCGCACCGGATGTATGAGGAGACCCGGATCCGGTATTCTCCCGATGCGGTGCAACTGGTCCGGGGAAAACTGGCATCGATCCAGATGGCGCTCGGTCAAAAGCGTGATCTTGCACCGGATCAGGTTATGCTGCCCCAGAAATCACAATATTAATTCCCTCTTTTCAGACGGTAAAACAACCATACGGAAGTATTAAATACTTATACACCGTATGGTATTGTATACAAAGGATGTGAGGTAAAAAATGCCACAGTATTTTAAAAAAGTGCCAAAGGAGATCAACGGTATCGCTGTCAAAAAAGAAAAGAATTGGACGATGGACAACGGCGACAAAATGATTACCGTTCGACCGATTGATGAGGAAGATATGAACTTGTGGGAGTACCGTGTAAAAGATGGGTTGCTCCTGCATATGATTAATGGCGACGGAGACATCATCCATTAATTTTTGGTGACACCATGAAAAACAAATCATATTCTGTTGTAGGTGACAAGAAGCAGGGGCACCGGATCGCGGTGTCTGAATCAATCCACCCAAAGGCAGGGGATCGATACGATTTCAACTTTATCAAAGAAGACATGGCGTGGTTCAAACTACCCCGCGGTACGCTCGTGTTCGTTCCAGCGCCACGTCCTACCAGCAAGCGCGAGAAAAAGGGCGTGAGCGGATGACCGAGAAAACAACAATCCCTGAAACGGAATGGAATGAAGTTCAAAATCTTGCAAGAAAAATAAATAATCGGATGTACGATCTTGGAAAAGACGTGCGCAATCTGAATAATCTCTTGCACGCGTTGCATGGTGAGGGGGTTCGTGATAGGGAATACACGGAGAGTGGAAGGCCAGAAGTTTTCCAAGATGGTGTATGGGTGCGCAGATGACCCCCTCCGATTGCATCGACTACTTCACGCTCGCAGATGGTACGCGGGTGTGCACGCTCAGACCGCATGATAGCTTGCACGTATTCTGCGAGAACCTGGTGAAGAATGGGGTGTGCCCGAAAGATTGTAAGGAGTGAGAAAGGAAATGACGCTGCAAGTAATCCCGATCAAACTAATGGTTCAATGCCCCGAAAAGTCAGAGTTATCAGACGCAGATCTGGTTGAATCCCGGGAGTGTCACGAGTGCCAGTACAAGCGATGGATTTATGCAAATCAAGTCCATTGCGGGTATCCGGAGGTACAGAAGAAATGACCGACCCGAAGCCAAGCAACGGAAGCCTGATCTGCACCTTCGCTGATTGCCCGGATAGGAAGGAGTGGATTTTGCATCTGACCAACTGTTCCGATGACAGGAAAAAGTTTTTCAAAGGAGAGGAAGATCAATCCGTCTGTAAAATCGCAAAGGAATACGGCCATTGCTCGTCTCGGTGCATGTATCTCATTGCGATGAACATGTGTCCACGGGAGTTCGTGCGATGAAGCGCCCACTCACGCAACCGGAGCCCGGAGATCCGAATTATCAGAAATCCTGCTATCAGCCGGGATCTTTACCGGTATCCGACCTCCCCATGCAGCCCTCGTTGGCGGAACAGTTGGGACTCCGCAACTGTCTGGAAACTCCAGATAGTTCGCTCGGCGCCCGGTTCCCACAGCTCCCGGCAGATGCCACGATGCACAACCGGCTGATGAGGGATGAAGAGATATTGAATTATATCAATGGTGATCCGGAATGAGCGAGTCAATCCCGCGCAAAATGACCAAGCCATACGTTACCATCAGGCCAAAAGAAGAATGGTATCAACTCCCGGAAATCTGCTTTTTGCCAGGCAATGGACCGCTATATCAGGTATGTCGCCGGCTGTGCATCCGGTACACTCTCCCTTACCCGGAAGCGCGGAAAAAACATTTTGAGATAGAAGCGGAGAAATACCCGGAAGTGCTGCGATGATGGACAAGAGATGTGGAAATTGCGCCCGTCGCCACGCTCCCAAATGGTACTGCACCAGCGGCCCGCATATCTACGGTGAGGGTGGAGCGCATCACATTGGATGGATTGAGCGGGTATACGTTGCGGTGTTCGGGTGCCCGTGGTGGTGGCAGCGATGACCGGCAAATTCGATCCGGTCTTCACCTGCGTATGCTGCGGGCACCGGATCACAGGAGGATCAAGGCAGGAACTCATAGAACGCGGGTGTGGTACGATCCAGGGCGGAGGGAGCGTGATCTGGCATTGCCCCACTCACTCAGCTGAGGATGTGCAAAAGATGATCCATGCCGCCCCCCTCTTTGAGCCTGCGAGCAAGTACTGGAAGTATGCCACTGATTGATCCCATTTGGGATACTTTTTTTCTCAATCATTAGTACATCAATGTCCTATTATTTCCTAATTATTTCACGTCAGAGCATCAGACGGTAATTATCCATACATGTATGGATAGATAATATCCGTAAGAGGGATCTTTTCCCGTTCGCTAACGCTCCTATTAAAAAATGTTATAAAAAACGCTCATTGTCATTTTGTCTTTATTACTATATATAGTTTTATAATTTGATTTCAAGACCGCTAAAAATGAGGGAGATCACAATTAATTATCCATACATGTATGGATAGATAAGGACGGGGGTTATGAGGTGAAAAATTATCAGATCATTAGTACATCAATGTCCTATTAGGTAACTATAAATAGTCAAAATAACTATAATAAAAATATATGAAGCAGAAACGAGAACCAATGCCGATACTCTGCGATAAATGCAGGTATGTGTGGAACACTCGATCAACCATGTTCTTTGTGTCGTGTCCCAGGTGCGGATCGAAAGTTCGAGTGGTGAACAATGAAACCGGGTCCAAGGCCTAGAGCAACGGCCCCGAAATCGACACACATAGCATTCACAGACGCGGAAAGAAACATCCTCAATAGAATGGGGAGCGGGGATGTAAAATCGAAAATACGGGCACTCCTCATGATGGAGGCGGAACGACAGAAACCGAAATCAAAAGACGAATTGATCGATCGATGGAAAAATGCACGGGCTGAGGCAAAACAAAAAGCCGCCATCACATACGATCTCCGTGAAAAAATGAAAGAATTTGGAATCACTGAAGAAGAGATATCACAAATGGACGAGGGATGAAAATTATGCCGAGAATTGACGAAAACGGGAATGCCGAGTTTCACCCAGCTGAGTTGCCGAGAGATTACGTGATGCCGTTAATGGACCCCGACAACTCCACGATCCGCATCAAGGTACCGCAAAAGAAAAGCACACGGTCCTGTAAGAATTGCGGTGCATCGTTTGAACTGCTTGGGGATTACGACCCTGAGAACCGAGCGCATGACCTATGCGATGATTGCCTTATTGATTTGCCGAAAGATCCGGATCAGAAGTACTCCGCAAGCACCTATCAGATTGATATGGACGCTGGTACACCATTGACAGAAGGAGATGCCTAAAATGGGTGACCACAAATTACTGTTCTCGAAAGTTGAAAAGTGGGTACGTAAGCAACCGCTGGACCGGATCTTCATGGCCCGGGACGTATCCGTTGATCTTAACCTCACCGCGTCATCGGCTGGCAACCTGCTCAAAGGCATGGAGAATGTCGAGAAGGTAGGAACCGGTTGGAAGAGAGTGGGGATTGGTGCGGCGGAATGAGGAGATTGCGTGTTGAGTGCCCCGTATGCGGCAAACGATTCTCAGTGCTTCGGTCTGATTTTATAAAGAGTTTAAGACGAGGAATCCGCCAATGTTGTTCATGTTCATGCGGAAATATTTACAGGTTTCAGCGCAAAGTAGCGGAGGCTGAGGCTTAATGCCGTTCTTCACAGTCTCCTTTGTTGGACAGCACCCGGTCGCATCGGGAATAATCCGCATTGATGCAACCGATCGGAACGATGCCGCGTTCAAACTTGGAAAAATCATCCCGGTAATAAAAATCAGGGGAGTTTGGATGTCAAGCGAACAAGGCCGCCCGGGTGCATTGCCTAAAATTATAGCGAAGGCCGGGGGAACGGAACCCGGAACACGTCAGGCGGTGTTGGTATGTTGACCACCGTCCACTCGTGCACCTGCCCGCAGGAGATCGCCGCCACAAACCACAAAATCAGGAATCAGACCGAACGCTGGAACGATCCGGAATACCACGCCATCGAAGATAAACTCCTGAAGGACAACCCGACCTGCCAGTATTGCGGGATCAACCCGTCAGAAGTCGCCCACCATGACGAGGACTGGATGTACAAGGACAAAGCGGCATACTACGATCCGGCCAACATGACGCCAGCCTGTCGGCCCTGCCATTACTGGTACCGGCGCGGGTTTGTGGTCTGCCCGGAATGCAAGAAAATCGGCGAGGTCCACTACATGCGCCGAGGGTCCGAGAGCTGCCACCGGCACCGTAAGTATACTACGAAATTCAGAAGGAATCGATCGCATTCGTGTGACTGGAACAACGGAAACCAGAAATGCGGGAACCCCTTAAGGCGCGATCGCGTATGCCTGTATTCTTCCCGGGATGCGGTGAACCGGTGCGATCCGGATCATTTCATGGCACGGAAACGGGCGGGGGTGCCAGCGTGAGCCATCAACCCGCAGGACGGCGCTCCTCTACCTCATCGGCATCCGCCGCTGAAGGCCAGAAGAGGTACAAGGCTCGGAAGAGTGGAGAGATCCCGCAGGTGACATACCTGCCGATCAATCA